CTACTTTAACATCTACAATATTTTCTTTCCAAACTATCTTAGGAGTTTCTTGATTTTTACCTTCCCCTATTAAATAGCCTAAAACTTTTATATCTACTTTTGTTTCGTATTTTCTTTCTTCTTCTTGTAGTTTTCTTAAATACGTTTTTGGGAATTTCTTAGGATCTCCGTACATCCCTGCGCGTATTTTATCAAGTAAGTCGGATTCTTCTTTAGTTTCAAGAAAACCGCTCTTATCTAAATCCGCCCTGTTCATGGGCATATTGCGCTGTTCTGCCTCAATAATTCTTCGGGCTAAAGATTTTTTCTTTTTCTCAGTCATAATTACCCCTAAAAGTTATTTTTGAAGTATTCATCAACCTGCTCTAATAGGTCACCTTTAGATTTACGCCTGTCTAATTCTATACCATGCTCCCGCATAAACGCTTCTAACTCTACTTTATTCATAGACTTATAGCTAGGTTCAGCACTAGAGCTTTTGGGTTTTGGTGATTTATTCATAACTGCTAGGGCTTCTGCCTCAGTCAAAGCCCCCTCAACAACTAGTTCGCCACCTCTAGCTTCACGGATATTATATAATGTATTACCTTTTTCATCCGTGCCGACATCTACCATTTTATAATCTGTCATAATTATCTCCTAAGTATATAAAGTTTTCTTACGCCTGTTCTCCATTATAGCACCGCACCCACGTGCTACGCTTCTTTTTCTTCTGGCAAGACCACCACGTCTGAAGTTATCGTCACCTATTTTCATGGTTTCTCCCCTACCTTTACCTTTCTTAATTAAATCCCCCCTGCCTTTATTCATAAGAAACTGCTCATAGCTCATACTATCAGAAAGCGGGCCTTCAAAAAACTCTTCACGTAGTTCTTCTTCAGTTTGTTCTGCCATGCCTTTTTCTCCTTGCAAGCCCGCCTACACGCATTTTTACTGTAGCAGGTTTTGTGTTTTTTACCACTGTTTTTCCTTTTGAACCCTCTTTCTTCTTTTTCTTTGCAGTGGCCGCCCTTTGAGATTGAGTTAAACTACTGGCTTTACTTCTTGGCAAGCACCTATCTGGATTCTTCTTATCTTTAGAAGTCCCACACTTACCTTTGATTTTGCCGTCCGTGCCTATACGAACCCAATCTTGTTTAACCCAATCTTTAAGAGCGCCCATTACTTTTTCTTCTTCTTTCCTTTTGCCCCTTTAGCATAATTAGGGTCTTTACAGTATTTGGAAGCAGCCATATTAGCGTAAGCGCTTGGGTATGTGTCGAAAGTGCGTTTTGCCCATGCCTTACCTGCTGGGCAAATTTTTCCGCCTTTTTTATAATACCTACGCATAACTACCTCATCTTAGCAGGTCTTACACCTTTTTTAGCAATACCCGCACCGCGAACCTTGGCTTTACCTTTTGCCATACTCTTAGTTTTACCGCCATTTGCCATACCTTTTTTGACCATTTTACCAGCAGACATGCCTTTTTTGACCATTTTGCCAGCAGCCATGCCTCTTCGCAACATTTTGAAATCATCACCAGATATTTTACCGTCTTTATTTTTATCTAGTTTAGTCTGATCTCCGACAAGTTTACCTCTAGAGTAACCTTTTTTAACCATCTTGCCAGCAGCCATGCCTTTTTTCTTAACCTGCTTACCAGCAGCCATGCCTTTCTTAACCATCTTGCCAGCGGCCATACCTTTTTTCTTAACCGTCTTGCCAGCGGCCATACCTTTTTTCTTAACCTGTTTACCAGCAGCCATACCTTTTTTCTTAACCTGCTTACCAGCAGCCATACCTTTTTTCTTGTCCTTTTTACCTTTGCCATCTGCGGCAAACTCAGGAACCATTTTTCCTGTTTTTGGGTCTTTAACCATTTTCATTTTTTTAGTCATCTTCTTGCTCCTCTTTATATAGATTATTAAAAACACGTTGGGTATCCCATACGTATTCGTGATCCTGTTTGGAATGGAAAATATTTTGATTTGGTCTAAAGTCTGGTGCGCCTTGCCCAGTTTCAAACCACGCAGGGTGTGTAACACGAACCCGATTGTTTGGTAACGCAACTATGTTACCAGTATATTCTCCTGCATCTAACAACTCAAGAACATGACTTTGTTTATGTTGAGCAGGATCATCTGCTATTTCACTATTAGTATAGTCAACAGTGAAATAGTATTTAGCAGGGTAAAACTCTCCATCTACTTTGGCTATCCAAGGAGCAGGGGTTGCCCTGTTTAACACATAAACTGAATGATCGTGTGACATACAATCCCAAGGCTGTGTCACATATGTCGGCATAGGCGTGGGCCATTCTTCATAAAATACATCAGCAACCAAGGCAGTTATGGGCATTCTCGCCCACATAGCACCGCCATGAACATTTGGTTCATCTGTGTCATCAGACTCACAGCCAGTAAAGATTACTTGAAAACTAAGACATCTATTAGGCATTGTTGTTACTGCAACCACCATAGCGTGCAAAAATTCCCCTTCGTAGTCCATAAAATTCTTTGTATATTCTCTTCTTATCCATGCTTTAAAATACGGTATATTACTTTGTAGATACGCCATCTTTCTTTTCTCTCTCCTTTGCTGCTGCCCTTTTCCTCTTTTGGGAAAGCCTTGATGCTTTATTGGGCGGGTTTTTGATTTGTTGTGGCATCTGTGCGCGTGAAATAGCCATCTAACACCTCCAACGTCTTCTTGCTTGTCGTAAACGACTATTTGGATCTTTTGCAGCTTTAGGAAACTTTTTCATTTGCCCTGCACTTCTAGCGCAGAATGATTTTCTTCTAGCTGCCCTCTTACCTGTAGGTTTCTTTTCAGTCACCGCAGTTTGTAATTTAGATCCAGGATTTTGCCTTCTATACTTAGCAACACCTTTTGCAGTCATACCCGCTCCTTGTTTAGTAGGGCGTTTATCACCGCTTTTTACAGACATACCTTTCATGCCCGTATCCTTACGAACTTTACGTCCTTTTTTGTAGTATTTACGCATGAAAAATTGTTATCATATCAGCAACGTCTAACGTATACTTGATAGATAGACCACTGGTAAATACAACTCCTTCCGCAGGTATAGTTCTGTCAATGACTGTATTAGCCGTGCCAATAGTTCTTGACTTAAATAATGTAGTCCCATCCTCTGGCGCACCATTTATAAATTCTACGTCTCCTGCCGTGCCTCCAGAAGTTATAGACATACCTTTTAACCGTACTCTATTACTACCGTTCACTGCCTGAGCGCAAAGTGTGCCTGAACCTACTTTTATGTTTGCCGCATATTGTGCAGAACACTCCACAGCAGTTACAGTTAAAAACAATTTTGTCCCTGCCACAGCCTCTGCTGAACCCGTGGAGGTTATTACCTCTGTCATAGCGTCACCAAAAACGTCAGTGCCAGTGATAGTGCATGTCTTTGCGTTATCACCTGTTCCTGTAGTTGTGACTATAACATTTCTAGCAGCTCCACCCGCAAAAGTGGTGTTTGCCATAGTGGCTGAGGTATTTGGTCTTGCCGCAGTAACTAACCTATCATCATCAGAAGCATTTTCATCGTTTATGGTGAGCGCTTGTACGTCTGAAAGTCCCATATCAATCTCCTAAATAGTGGGAGGGAAAGTAACCCTCCCTGAAATGTTAACCATTGTTAAAGTCAAAAGCTGCACCGTGTATCTTTACAACAATTTTACCTGCGGTATACGCTGCTTCTGTTGCATCGCCAGAGGTTAGATATAGAAACTTTTTACTTAACGCGGCAAGCGTAGCACCTGCATCTGCTTCGTTATGTAGTCCCAGAGTCAAGTCGCCATTGTTAAATAATACTGTGCCACTTGTTACAGCAGCATTCTCTGCGCTTGTACCAGTAGCTGAACATACTAGGTTAATATCAGGGTCGCCACCTGTGGGGACTTCTAAGCATATAAACTCTAACTTATAGGGGATGCCATTAACTTCTTTTGTTAACTCTGCAATATATGCATTTGCTGCGCCACCGTCTGTACCAATAATATCATCTGCTGCACCACCAGAGGCTAAACCTCCATGTAAGTCAATTAAAATAGTGGTTACAATATCACCACCAACTTTATTGATAAATGTATTAATAGCTGCGTCTGCTATACCAGACCCATGTGCATTAGGGGTTACATTAAAAATAGTAGCCGCTGTACCTAAACTAGCATTGTTTGCGCCAACAGTTGTTCCTGCTGCTACAATATTATCTCTGCCTGATGTTGCTACTTTTTGAACTTCGAGGACACCACCACTTGTCGCAACAATATGGTCTGTAAATGTTCCTGTTGTTCCTTTACTTACGGTTCTTATACCGTTTTCAGAACGGACTGGGCCGTTAAACGTTGTATTAGCCATGTTAATCTCCTTGTCTTGGCTACTGTCAGCTACACCATGTAACTGTCAAGGTAAATAATAGTATAAAGTAAAAAAGGGCGACCCGCAAGTCGCCCCTTAAATTTTTTAAGCTCCTGGTGAGCCAAAGATTCCTAGTGGATCTGATACACCGAAAGAATATCTCTCTCTAGCCTTATATCGACTATTACCTGTATCAAAGTCAGCATCCATAGATGTTGCCATTGGACTACGTGTAAAGTGTTTTAGACCATTAGGTATGTCTGTCATTAAGAACCATGCGTCCGTATCAGTTAAATAGTGATTAACTGCGAACCCTTCAGGGATAGAACTCATGCTACGTATCGCATTTAAATCGTTATCCGCAGTCGCTGTTCTTCCTTCAGTTTGAAGCAATCTAGTTGCCACGAACTGTAAATCAGTAGGAACAATCAACTTACGAGCGTTCGCTGCGATAAGAAGTCCTCGCTCATCCGTCCACTGATTAATCTGAATAACAGCCGCTTCTAAAGAAGTTTCGTTAAGATCAGCACCAGTTGAAGGTTCGTTGGAGTTGGTTCCACCACTTACCAGTGGGTGTGCAGTAGAACAAAGCTCTACTCCATCTCCATAGGTAGTACCAGAATCAAAAGCGTTATTCAAAATAGAAGCCGCTTTTACCTGTTTGGTGTATGCCATAGCACGAGCAAGCGCTTTAGTATAACGAGATGATAAAGAATCATACAAGTTATCTTCGATAGCCTCTTCAGTAATTGAAAAGCCCATTGCGATTGTTTCGTGGTTATAGCGAGCTGTGAATGCTTCCTGTGCATTGTCATATTCGATGGCAGAACCTTCGTCTTTGACTGGTGCAGCAGAGAAGCCTGATAGCTTAGTTTCTTCCTCAAAAGAACGATCAGAAGTTTCTGCTTCAAAAATTTCTGCATGTTCCTCAGTATACTTAGCATACTCTAATCCAAACAACGCGTTTAGACCAGGAAGTAGTTCTTTAAGGAGTTGTGCGCGTGAAATAGCCATTATTTATCTCCTTTATAAGCCAGTTGCTACTCTATACGCATGCCCACCTTTAGCGATATTACTATCTTCATAAGGTGCGTTATACGCAAGAATAAGTTCAGCAAAAGCATCGCTGCCTGTTTTTGTCTCTTCAACCACGTCAATTACTTTAAACGGAAGTGTGAGCGTGGTAGCTATGGAGCCACTTTGTACAGCTAATTTGCCTTGACCATTTGCAGTGGTTAGCGTGTTGCTAATAATTGCAATATTATTGCCAATGGCGGTTCGCCCTACTGTAGCCATAGTTGTGCCTGAAGAACAGACTGCTGCTTTAAACACGATGTCAGGATCATCTACAACAAATGCCTCAATATCACTAGCTACAATGCTACCAGGATATTGATTGTTAAATGTTAACTGACTAGTGTTTGGGTCGGTGTATTGACAGCCCATAAAAATACCTAATGTTCCAGTATCTGGTAAAGCTGTTGTACTTCCATCACGTTCAATAGTACCGTCATTTACGCGTTTTACTAAATCGCCTTTTCCAATAGCTGTGCCATAATTACTAGCTATTCTCATTTGACGAGTAGCGCCCACATAAGATCGGCCACCTATTAAACCAACAGGTACAAGCCCATAAGGGGCTGAAATAGTTGGATAAGCCATATCCAATTCTCCTTTGATCTATATTAATTGCCTTTTCCAAAAGTAACCTTAGATTTCCTGTTGTGAAACAAGGGCATTCTAGGGTCGTTCTCTCGCATGAGATTGTTGTCTACAGAACGTATCTGATTATCCGTTTGCTGTTTATAGTATTCGGTTCGTTCATCTACTAGTTCTTGTGGAGCCTTACATAGCATTAAACCGCCAATAATAATGTTATCCTTAAAGGTTTCATTCTCTATGGTAACTAAAGTTATTTCTGGATGATCTACTGCTTTTACAGGTTCCCAACCCTCACGTAATTTTGAAGAAACATTAGTGGGATCAATCGACCCTTGATTACTTGTTCTAATCCAACGATACGCGTAACCAGCTTCGGGTGTCGGTGAAGGTAAAACTTCAGGACGCTGCCAAGCTCTTTTACGTGGTGTCTTTTCGCGGGTTTCAAGCTCTCTGTTTATTCGATTTTCAGCCATTTTCTTTCCTCATTTCTTCTGCAACCTTTTGGGCGTATAATTCTATCGGCACTCCTAGCCTCTTCGCTATGGCTACCTGTGTTTGCGTTAATTTAACCTTTTTAGGGGCCATGCTCCGCGTAGCGGGAGCAACCACATTCGCCTGTCGTTTTGGCTTTTCAGCCTCTGGTTCTGCAATTTCTTCCTCAAAACTATCTGGGAAGACTTGCCGCATACGAGTATCTATTGCCTCGTAGTATTCGTCACTCTGCAAGTTTACTCCTTGCTTTACGAGTTTATTATGTAAGCCCAGTGCCAGACTTGTCATTTCGTCATCTGTACCGAACCAAGTGTTCTTTTTAGCCCATTCAACAGCCCGCTTATCTGCAACAGGGGCTTGTTGTTTAGACTGTTCATTCTGTTGTACAAGAGTTTCTTTTTCCTGTAAAGCAGGGATTTTAAAATTATTTAACTTATCAGCTTTAATCTTAGCAGAAGTTAAACTTTCTTGTGCGGTTACAACAGCATCTGCATCTCCAGCTTCATAAGCACTCTTATATGCTTTTTTAGCTTGTTCTAGCTCTACTGTTGCCGTCTTCTTAGCTTGTTCTAGTAGTGCTGTTTGGTTCTTACTAACACTACCTTTTAGTTTATCGTTTTCTTGTTGTAACGTTTTTGCATAACGCTCTAACTCTTCTCTTTCTCTAAACGCAGCTTCTTTAGCACGTCTTTCATCATGGTAGCCCTTGCTAAAGTGTTGTATGCGTTTACGAACTTTTTCAGAGTAATTATCAAGTTCCTCATCAGTAACTTCTTCTGGTGGTTCAGAAGGTTTACGATTCCTGTCAGCTTTCGGTGTATCATCGACAACTTCAACTTCAACTCCACTTTCAGCCTCAACCTTCTCGCTTCTCTTATTTTCTGTTTTATCTGCTTTTGGTTCATCTTTAGAACTCTCTTCTTTTGTTTTTTTACCTGAAATATCAATCTCTGTTGCACTAGAAGATTCTATTTCTATGTCTGTGGTATTTTCCTGCTCATCAGGAAATGTATATTCTACTTTTTGCATTGCCATTTTTTATTCCTTAAATTGCTCTCGCTACACCGCGAGGATCTGCTACGACAGCTTCTATAGAGTCATCATTCATTAAACGGTACTCCTTGCCATCAACTGTAAATCTCGTGCCGCTATTAGCACGAAACATCACGTAGTCGCCTACGCTACACCAAGGGGTATCGCCAAACCTATCTTTATCTTTATAAGCCTGACTACCCATATCTACAACAAGACCTATTATAGACATTATGTGTTCATTACGCATTTCTGTGTTTGTCTTTAAAATACTCGTATTCTCATAAGTTTCTTCAACATTAGGTAATGCCACAAGCACCCTGTACCCAACGGGTCGAGGTAATTGTACTTCTAATTCTTCTTCTGTTAATTTTACTACTTCAGTCATCGTCACCTTCCAAATAGTTGCGCGAGAGGTCTTGTATGTGAGACAGACCAGCTTCTAGACCTCGGATCAAGCCAGTCGTTTCCTTGTATTGGGAGAAGTCTTTTGCTCCTCCTCCAGCAAGAAAATCTTTTGCAGAAGTTATGTCAGCTTCGATTTTTTCTTCCAGCACGTCAAAGACGGTTTTAGCCATTATCTACCTTTATTGTTTTGATTTAGAGTTTTAAATATCTCCATGTCCATTTTGTTGTCTTTATCTCGTTTATCTATCTCAAGCTGTACATTACTCTTTTCCGCAGCAATTTGTACTTCTTGTTCATCTAGTTTTAATTTTTCAGCTTTCAACATAGCGTCAGCTTGATCTTTCTTAGCCTTTCGTTCAACTTCCTTCGCCTTAATCTGCAGTTCAGCCTGTTGCATTTGTATAATCGGATCTTGTGCTTTCTGTTGTGCCTGTTTCTGAGCTGCCTGTTGCATGTGTGCCTGAGTAAGCTGTTTACTTGCCGTAGCCACAAGTCTTGACAAATTAACCTCTACCTCTTCAGGTAACTCTTCATTTGGTTTAGGTAGCTCAACCCCAAGTCTTTCTTCTATATCCTTACGATACTTAAACCCAAGATGTTCAGCTATGTGTGCCTGTAGAGAAGCCATTATCTGTTTAGCCTGTGGATTTTGACCTATCATCTGGGCAATCATAGGATCTTGCATAAATGACATGTGCGTTGCTATGTGAGCATCGTGATCTTGGTATATAAACGCTTTCATTGGTTTGTTCTGTAATGCCGCCATATTCTCACTTATAGGATCTGCAGGTTTAAGATCGCCCTTGGTTGGAACAATCTTTTCTGCGTTTTTCATTCCTAGTACTTCTATCATCTGCCTGTGTAACTCAGGTAAGTCATATATTTGTGGTGCAGACTGAGCCATCTGTAAGACCGCTTGGTGCTGCACCACTCTCTGTGCCATAGTAGAACTATTGGGATCCGACACAGGAATAACATCAATCATCATATAGTCAGCCTGACGTGCGCCTACCTCACCCCTTGTAGGTTGATAAGCATATTCTGCGGGCGCATACTCTGCCATGAGAGCTTTGAGCATTTTAAACTCTTGTTTCATAGCATAGTGAACACGTGCCTGCACTGCTGCCATAGGCTTCAAAGTACGCTCTAAGAGCGCCAAGGTTGTACCCACAGGGGCATTAGCAGACATGTCAGATATATTCATATCACTTATTGCGCCCAGTCTACGGCCCTCCTGAGTGATCTGATTTAATAATGCAAGTAATGTTTGGCTTGGCTCTTTGTACGGTAGAGGCATAATGTTTTCACGAATGCTTCCTGATGGTACATCAACGTCCCTAAAAGACCCAGGTTCTATTGGTGTATCGTCTCCTTTAATACGCAACCCGCGAGCTTTAAGGCCACCTGGGAGGTTAGCTAGTGTTCCTGCATCTACGAGCTGACGTATTAAAGAAGTCCCTGCTTTAGCGTACCCACCTATAATATGTATTAGTCCCAATCCATAAAACCCAAACCCTGGAACGTATACATAGTGTACAAAGTGTTGTCTTTTTAGTGATAATTCGTCTTCTTGATCCCAATTACGTCTTATAGATAATATTTCTCCAGACCCACGATCCATAGCAATCACGTATGGTTTCGCTATATCGTTATCCGAATCATCTATACCATCTATAACTATCTCCGCATGTACTTCGTATATACTGTATCTGTCATCATCTGTTAAAGAATACCCACCTTCCTCGGCTTTTCTTTCCTCTATATCACTATGATAAGACTGCGGTTCACCAAGATCTATGTCACGATAAAACCCATTTACTTGTAATTTTCGTAACTCATTTCTAGTTTTACGCATAACATGAGTTACACGTTCACAAGTCTCTAAATCCGATGCACCATAAGGAACAACAATATCTTCAGCAGGTACAAATATAGAAACCTGACGCTCCAAATTAGGATCATAATAAACTTTCTTAAACGCATTACCTGATAAACCAAGGTTATATAATAGTCTTTCATGTTCAGATCTATACTCCACCATGTTCTCTGTAAGTTGATAATTCATGTCAGATTTCACACGTTCAGAGGCTTCCATCTTTTCTTTAGTCTCCTGACCTAGTATCTTAGTCTTTACAGGGCCTTGGGCAGGAAATGTTTCACTCATAGTCTCTGCTTGGAAGCGAATAGCTGCTTCTGCTAACACGTTAGAGTACACTCCACAAGCGCCCTCCCACGGTTCTGTACGTTCTTCATGCTTAAAACCAAGCACATCCAGACCTTTTACAAACGTATCTGCCCAGTCTTTACGGCTATCCACATCAGAATCTATTAGCCCTAGAAGCTCGTTAGATATACTGGTTAACTGATCCTCCTCTAGAACTTCTGCAATATTTTCATCAAATGCGCCTGTCATAACGCCTTCTGGTTCAGGTATTATGGTAACTTCCATGCTCCCATCATCAAGGGTAACCATGTCAGGATTGACTATTTCTACCTCTAAAGCAGAAACATCCTCGCCATTTATACCTTGAGGTGCTTGGTACATACCTTTTTCTATTGCCATTATGCTACCTTTCTAATCAATAATACCCAGTTCTTCTTCTAAAATACTGTGTTTCTTCAGGTTCATCGCTTGGTAGACGTATAAACCCGCCCTGTCTGAAGCGCATCAGTGCCATCACGGTAGAGTCAACTAGGTCATCATGGCTCATAAACGGAAATCCTGCTATCTCTTCTACTACTTCTTCTGCCCATCGTGTTTCTGGAATCCATACAAGACCAGAGGAAACTATGTCGGTGACTGAATTAAGACGTGCTAACTTATCACCAGAACCTCTATGTGGCGTATACTCTTGTATCGGTATTCCCATCCTCCTCATCTCTTGGTAAAGAGCCGTTCCCGCACTCTTTTTCTCCACAATAAACGAATCAGGCTCCCATTCTTCATATTCTTCCATAGCCAAAGCCTTTAATTCTGGGAACTCTAATCGCTTTTTAATACTATTTAGCAGAATAATGTTATAGTTGTCCACATCTTCGTTCAAAAATACGCCCCAAGTCGTCAAAGCCGTGAAGTCTGCGCGGTTGTGAGTCTCTGCCGCTGCGTCCAAAGACATTATAATATACTCACATATAGGGGGACTATCTTTCTTCCATACCTGCCACCACTCTCGTTTAACAAGTGCAGCTTCTTCAGCTGTAGGTTCTTGCTGATACTGAGCATTCCACTGAAAAACAGGCATTGAAGCCTTAGTTCTGAGTAGTGCTTCCAGGTCAAAAAACTGAGGCCAGAGGGGTTTTTGTTTAGATTCTCCCGTTTTTTTATCTGTTACATCTAATATAGCAGGAAACTCAACCACCTCGTACTGGTCTGACCTCTCGTTCTGGGTCATATCTCTTACAACACGCCCTGTCAGGTCGTCCATGTGCCATCTGGTTTGTATTATGGCAACTCTTCCTCCAGGCATAAGACGAGTTCGCGCTCCAAAGGTAAACCAATCGTATGCTTTTTCGAACACTTCGAAGTTTCCGTTAATAACGTCTTGTTCTGAGTGGGGGTCGTCCACAAGTAAAAGATCAGCACCACGACCAGCAATAGAAGAACCGATACCACACGCATAATATTCACCTCCTGAGTTTGTATTCCAACGCCCTGCTGACTTAGAATCTATTGCCAAAGCCACAGTCGGAAAGATAGCTTGATAATTTTCTGTAGCAATCAGGTTACGCACCTTTCTACCAAAGTCTACGGCTAGATCTGTGGTATGCGAAACCATCATAACCTTCTTGTTTGGGTTTCTTCCCAAAAACCAAGCGGGGAACATAATAGAAACAAGCTGGGATTTTCCGTGCCTTGGAGGAATATTAACACAGATACGATCCTTTTTACCCTGCTCAATGCCCATGAGCATGTCTGCTAAGAGTCTATGATGTTTCCCCACTATGTAATCAGGCTGCATATGTTTACAGAAAGCGATAAGATCATCATATGCGGCTTGATTATACTGTCTGGTATTAAGTTCATCGACCATTCTGTCGATTTCAGCCACTTCTTCCGTGGTGTATTGGTCTAAATTGTCCAACATTACCTGTATTTCAGCCTCACTAAAATCTAATACCTGACTATTTACCATTTTCCTCGTCTAAACCTAGCTCTTTATCTACATCTATAGCTTCTCCATCCATAATAACAGCATTTTCTATCTTTTCGGGTGGATTTACCAGTTTTGCCAGCTTAGAACGCAATTTTTCGCGTAAATCGTCCGTAGATTGGTGCGTTATCGTGACTTCAGACTTTTCTGCGAACAATCCTACATCTGAAATCTTACCTAAAAGCTCTAATGCACGTATTCTGACCCTTGGATCAGCGTTATCAGTCTCCAATAATAGCTTATTCGTAACCAAATGCCGTATTTGCACGGCACTTTCTACTACAGAACGCCCAAATTCCTTCAAAATACTGTCTGTTAGTATCAAAGATGCAGGTGTAAGGGTCGAAATACGCTTCTCAGTTACTTTTTTAGACGCTTTTTCGGGATCGTCGGCATACGCAACCGATATTTTAGCTGCAATGTCCTTATCTTCCTTGGTGGGTTCAACATCTAACCCATGTTCACCCAGTTCTTTTGCTGTATTTGCTGCTGGCTCCACACGATCCTTTAAATCAGGGGAGGGCTTAGATGTTTCTAAGGGGACACCAAGTTCTGGTTCTACTACTATCGTCATTTTATCTCGCAGGTAACTAACCGTAACGCATTATATAGTGAAAAAAATTTTTTTGTAAAGAAGTTTGGGACTCCTATAGGGGGGGTCTTCCTATATAGAGGGGGGTGGGGGGTCAAACTCAGAAAATTGTGATTTATTTGAGCAAATTAATATGTATAGAGATATGGTGTAACATGTCAGCACAAGTGGGTGTATGGGGTAGGGTATGCCTCTATCTATTGTAAATAATAACTTGTTTTGCTATATTGGTTTTGTTAGGGATTCCCTAACATAACTTTAACCAAACATAGGAGAAAATTATGGTTAAGAAAATGGAAAAGACTACAGTATCAAAAGAACTTGCTAAGTTAATACATAGTAATGTGGCAATAGATGCTGAATTTAAGGCAAGTAATAAATCAGTCCTCAATCAATTACGATCAGAGAACTACAGATGGACTGATCTAGTATCGCCTAAGTCTAAGGAAAGCACATGTAATAAGACGTTATGGACTAGCCTAGTCGATACTGTTGCAATGGCATTGCCGCAATCAGATCAGGATTTACTTGCAACGGACACTAAAGAGTTATCCGAGCTGGAAAGAAAGGATAAGCGATTTGCTAGGCAAAAGATAGGTAGTAAACTTAAAGACTATAAGAACGCTTTAAAGCGCGACCAAATGCCAAAGCGCGAAAGAGTATTGAAGACTGATATTGAAAAGTTTAGTAACCATATCAATACAGCAATTGAGATCCTCCAGAATACTGAAGAGGATTTTCCAGAGAATATGGATTTACCTCTGGCAATCGAAAGACTAAAAGAATTAGTTATCGAATAATATTAATCAGGGTGACATTAATTTGTCACCCTTTTTTTGTGCCTAAATTTTGTTAAGGATTCCCTAACATTTTTTGAAACCAGTTATTGTAGTTGCGTGGAGCATAACTTGTTAGGGAGTCCCTAACACACACTGAAACCAGTTATTGTAGTTGCGTAGAGCCTAATGTAACAAGCTAAGTATTTGATTTTATTGCAATGTTACAAAATACCCCCCTAATGTAACACAATGTAACATTTATTTTGACCAAAATGTTACATTATCATTTCGTGGTATCTCGTGGTATTTCGTTGTAAGCAATAGTATATAGTTATAGTAAAAAGGTATTATTTATATATATATTCTATAATGTAACATTTTTAAAAAAGTATACGATAACATTTGAGCGACACGGTTTTGCGTATGTTTGTAACTTTTTTCTATCCATCATTTTTGACCCCTTCGTAATTTCCTCATTTTTGTTACATTGTGACATTCTTTTATTTTCAAGAACTTATCAGAAATCCATCTGTTACATTCTGTTACATTACATTACATTACACTGTATATCACTAAACAACATTAGAACTAATGAATTTGAGTTATTTGACATAACCTGATATATATGGTATATTAGGTAATACTCAAAATTATGTCTTTTATACAACACAGGAGAACAAGTTATGACAGGGCAGTATATCAATACTTTCGTTAGGGATTCCCTAACATGTTCAGAATGTGACGCAGAGGTAAACCCAAAGCGTCATGCGCTAGGCTACAACGTATGTCTAGAGTGTGGAGAGATTATGGCACGTGATGTAAAGCATTGCATAGTACCTCTTCACAAATCAAACTACACCGTCATCACTCGCAAGAGTGATCTTGTCGGTATCAACAACAAGCAACCTAGTTAGGGATTCCCTAACACAACATAAGGAAATATTATGACTGAAGAAGAAAACTATAGAATAAGAGTTTTAACAAGAAGAATAGAGAGTTCAGTGAGAGAGTTCTTGGATGTGAGTTCAAGTACGGGTCATCTTGAAGTATATAGGCGAGACCTGAATGACTTAATGGGTAAGTTCATAGAAGCAAACGAGTTAGCACGTACTAACGAAATGGGAGATGGGAAGGCAGAGGTGTTAACCAATGAGGAAGATGCTGTGATGTATACTTGCTCGTTCCCAGAAGATTTCGAATTAGAAGAAAGAAAAGCAAACAAAGAAGGAGAAGAGTAATGACTGAAGAAAATAAAATTGCAGAAACAATACCGAGCCTTGGCTCAAGTGCTTGGCTCGTAGACGTTGGTATCTCTGTGTGGACAGGCAGAAAGCTAGACAGACAAGCTAGTGAAGAAGTCGAGTCACGAAGCAGAGCCAACCCTAATGTGGCAAACGTCCACAAGAAACTATTGGGTAAGTGTGACGAGTTAGTAGCCGTGCAGAAGTTTGTGGCTAATGCTCGTAACATTCATTACTCGATGACATTGCCTTGGTCTGATATGGGTATGCGTCTGGTGACAACACAGATGTTTCCGAAGTATCACAAGCAGATGACCGAGTTTCAACAAGAGTTTGATAACTTGGTCACTAAGTTCATAGGTGTATATGATTGGGCAGTAATCAATGCTCAGACATTACTTGGGGACTTATACAACTCAGCTAACTATCCACACAAGAACGACTTAATACATAAGTTCTCATGGCGCATGAACTATGTACCGTTACCAGATGCAGGTGACTTTCGTATCGACATTGGTAACGAGGCACAGGCACAGTTACAGGAAAGCTACAAGTCTTACTATGCAACCATGTTTGACAAAGCCAAGTCGGACTTATCGGATAGGCTAGTTAAACCTCTGAAGAATATGTCGGAAAGGTTAGACTATGCAGATGACGAGGATAAGAAGATATTTCGTGACACGTTAGTGGATAACGTCATGGACATACTTGACCTTGTTAAGACGTTTGACCACGACACCAAACTAACTGCGGTATGTTCGCAGATAGAGAACGCACTCATGGGTGTTACACCTGATGCGTTGCGTGAAGATAGCACACTCCGTGCTGAAACCAAGAAGTCTATTGATGATGCGATTAAGTCGCTCCCGTCACTTGACTTCTAATAACATAAACTAAAACTTGTTAGTATACACTAACACAATATAAGGAAACAAAACTATGAATACAGCAAAATCAATGTATGCTTGCTCTTTAGCAGAAGCGACTGACGCAATATACGAACTTGGTAATAAGTTAACCATCATACTTCAAGGTCACATGGGGGTTGGTAAATCAGCCGTTGGGTTTGAACTTGATAAGAGGTTATCAGACCATACCTATTTCTATTGTGATTGCACAACGAAGGACATGGGTGACTTAATGTTGCCGAGGTTCAAAGACGTAGAAGGTGGTGACTGTGTAAGGTTCGTAACCAATGAAGAACTTGGATTACATTTACAGAACCAGAAAGTTATTATCAATCTTGACGAGATTGGTAAGGCGAACCCATCAGTTAAGAACGCAGTATTACGTCTGATGTATGAAAGACGTATGGGTAATTACGTTCTACACCCTGAGAGCATTGTGTTTGCAACGACTAACAAAGGGGGTGAGGGTGTTGGTGACATACTACCACCACACGCACGTAACAGAGTTACAGTAATGCAGATACGTAAGTCTACTAATATGGAGTGGGTTGAATGGGGTATCAACAATGGCATTGAGCCATCTATCTTGGGTTACGCAAAAGACAACCCACAGATATTCTTTTCATATGAAGACGTGAAGAACCCAGAAGATAACCCATATATCTTTCACCCCAATCAACAGAGAGATGCGTTTT